AGTTTCTAGTCTATTTAATCTTTCAACTATTCCAAAATAAGTCCAAACAGCAACAACGATAGCAGATACGATTGCTACAATATTTTTAATTGGTAAAGATACTTGCGTTTGATCGCTTAACTTTAAACTATCCATTTTCTTGATTCTTGCTTATTGGTCTTGTTGCTAAACTTCTTGCGATTGATTCTCCTGAGCGCCCAATCGTATACCCACCCAAACCTACTGTAAGTAATGTCCAAACATCAGAAGGTAAGTCTACTTGTGTTTTAACTTTAATAACAAGAAATAAAATTGGACTAAGAATATAATTCCAAGCTACAATTAAAATAAGTAAGTACATAAGAGTTGGTCGCCACCCAGAAACATACCAATTACTTTTTGCTTCAGCTTCAATAATTTTTGCAGATGCTTTCATTTCTTCTGTGCCAGATTGCATTAATTGCATATTCATTTCAGCTTTTAATTTTTCAGCTAAATCTTTATCAGGAATAGCTTTATCAACTGTTTTAAATATTGTTGTAAGGAGTGGTGCAAAAGCACTTAAAGCTGGTAGCATATTAGTCTATTGCACAGAAATTAATTTCGCCATTTCCGTCTCCGTGTTTAATAAATGCAACTTGTTGCCCTGATCTTATTTGAAAATATTCAACAGTATCTTGTGGCAAAAGTATAGATTCTTCTGTTGCTGTTGGGTTATAACCTATTTTAATATGTGCGTGTGTTCCTCTAACTGCTATTCTTACTATTCCTGAACCAGTTATGATTGCAGAAGATTGTTGAGATGTTTCTGTTAAATTGTGTGTTTCTGGTGTAAAATCTGTGTCTATTTTAATTATCTGCATAGTGTTCTCTAAATGTTCCTTTTATAGTGTTTAAACCATCAAAATACCCCTAAATTTTAACAAGTTAGAAGTTTTTGAGGTAGCCCTCTTATAATAGCAACAATGCTCTAATAATGGGTTTAAATTAGATTTAACGCTATTTGCTACTTTTAGTGCTTTCTATCAGTAGTTCTATATAGTGACGTGCTTTTTCTAAATCACGAACACCACCCTTTTCTTTAAATCTTAAAACATACTTTATGATATTTCCTTCTACAAATCCAATATTATTTTTTATAATAAATTCAACTGGTTGAATCTTGTATTTTAGATAGTGGTTTCCACCTACTTGTTTTTTATAAGACTTCATAAACTGTTCTCCCATTAGATTTATATGCTCTTAAATACATTTTACGATTGTTAGCTTTGTTATAAGAGATATGCACCCAACCACTGTTAATTTCTTCTGGTTTCCAAAATTCTAAAATAACTTGATCGTATTCTAAATGATTAACTATCCAGTCAGCAAGTTCTTTGTTCGGTACTCCTAAGACTTCGCAATCCACTGCCATTCCAAAAGCGTGTTGGCTTGTAGCTGATGAACCTATGGCTTTGCATAAAGCAGGAGATCTATACCCTGAAGTAATTTTTATATCTCCGAATTGATTTATTATCGGTTCAATAATTTCGTAGGTTAATGTTTGTAGATTAATTAATATTTGATCTGTCGGAGTATTATCAATACCAAGACGTGTAGCTGTTTCGCTAAACAGTAATTCTTTTAAACTAACTTGCCTATCCATTTGCCATCTCTATTTAAGACACAAGGTGCTAACTTGGGTTGTGAATCTATTATTAAACCAGTACCAATTATAAATCTAGTTTTAAAATTCTTTGCGTATTCAAAAGCTAAAGATTTTTGATCTATTAAACAGCCCACTTGCATTCCCCAGAAAAGATTATCTGGATTTGCCCAATACTCAATTTTAAATTTTGTATGAAAATGTCCTTGCACACAATTCATTCCATTAGTTTGTGAAACTTTTAAAACATCTGCTGATCTTCCGTGAGTGAATAAGCATCTTTGTTTATTAGGCAAAGTAATTGTTAAATCATCTACCCATTTCCATTTCTTAGTTCCTAAAAATTCTCCATACTCTTTTAAATATGCTCTAGGCATTCCGTGTTTTAATGCTCGTCTATAAACCATTGATGAATGGTTAGAATCTATTTCTATAAGTTCAGGAAATATTGATTCTAATTCTTTTACATAATCTTTTGCTTTCGCAAGTTCGTGTCCAGCAGAAAGTAAATCTGGGTTTGAATCGTGGAAACTTAATGCGTGGCTATCTAATAAATCGCCAATAGACATTACGAATGTTGGTTTGTATTCTTTTTTTAATTCTTTGAGGAAGTCAAAAGAATCTTCTCTATGATATGGTAAGTGTAAATCTGATATGACCAGAATCCTTCTAGTGTCCATAGCAACTCCTATTAGTTGTATTCGTTTTACTTGGCAAGGAATAAAGTTAATAACGCCATACTTAAAGTTCCTAACGCTATAAAGATAGACCAGAAAAGTTTTTCTAATCTTTTTTCCAGCTTATAAACAGAAGTGCCTAGTATTTTAATTTCTCTACGAATTCCTGTGATATGACCTTTTAAAGATATTAATTCTTCGTTGTGAGTTCTTGCCATTGTCTTTTTCGCATTTACAAGACTTTAGTAAGGCACACTCACCAATCCAAAGTTTGAAAATACACATTAAATTTTATGCACTAATATCAAACTATTTTGTTTTAATAAAGTTATTTATTAAAAATTTTTTGAATGTCCGAATAGAAGTCTTTATAAAACTTTTGAACATCTTTTAAGTATGTTTCGTAGTTTTGTTTTAGTTCTTCGTAAGTCGGTAGTTTAAATGTGAACATTTTTTCTCCTATTTAGTTTTAGGATATATATGTTGCGTTGCAACAAAAATCAAGACTACTTAATATTTAAATGTTCTTTAACTGATTCAATAATGTACTTAGCTATCTCCCACTTCCATTCTGCGTATAAGCCAAGTATTAATCCTAGTATAAAATAAATCATTTTATTATCTTATCATAAGTTAAGTTTATTTAAACTGTTTTCCTGTTACCCAAGTTACTAATGAATTACGTTCACCTTTAGTTACTGGCATAACCTCGTGTAATACATAAGAAGGAAATAATATTAATGTTCCCTGTGTTTTATCCATAACAGTTCCTTCTTCATTATCATAAAGGTATAACTCACCACCTTCATATTCTTCAGGATTAGTAAGTTGAATAGATATAGATAATTTTCTTACACATATGTTCATAATTCTATCAACGTGCTTTCCATATTTGCCAGATGGTGCTTCGTAGTTAGTAAATTGGAATCCTTCATTAATTCCAAATAAATCAAATTTAAAAAATCTTTCATTAAGATTTAAAGTAATATCTGTTACTCTACGATATACCCAATGCAAGTCATCACTAGGATTTAACCAAGATATTTTACTATCTCTAACATCACTTTCAGTAGATGTTGTACCTTTTGTTAAACCTTTATTTTTAGCAATATTAATTATTGTTTGACATTCTTTTTTTGAAAATGCGTTATTCCAAAATGCGTAAAGATTGATTTGATCTAATTCAAAATTCCAAGATGGATTTTCAAATTTAGGTTCTTTGATTGTTTCTGACATTTACCTTCCTTAATTTTTTTGAAACTACTATACTTCTACTATATCCCAAGTCAATGTTGTTTCATTCCAATTATACATATTACCATCTTGTGGGTAAGCAACAGGTGATTCCCAAATACAAGTATCTTCATTTAATACCCAAGAATTAAAAGGTTTAGGTGGAATAAAAGCATCTCTATTCTGGTCATATTGATAACCAACTCCAGCAAAGTTTTTTCTAAAATTTCCATTATATGATGTTTGTTTCCAAGCATCTCTTGTATTAAAAGTATTATTAATAAAATCTATTCCAGCTTGTTCAGTTGTTGCAATATCATTAGATACTACAATCACTTTTTCAACTATATTTCCTGTTCCTAATTTTGCAAAGTGTGCCATTATACTGTGTAAGTTCCTGTACCTGTGTAAGTTAATATTGTGTCCGTTCCTGATGTTGAAACTGTTGGAGAACCTGTTGTAGTTCCTGTGTATTTAGAAGTGAGCATACGAAGTATAATAACCCCTGAACCACCCGCAGCACCAGCTACTCCAGTATTCGGTCCAGGATTTTTTCCAGAACCTCCACCGCCACCACCTGTGTTAGCAGTTCCAGCAGTACCAGTATAAATACCAGAAGCATTACTTCCTCCATTACCACCACCATTAGAACCTGTTCCTGCTAATGCACCATAAAATTCTGTTTCTCCAGCACCACCACCACCTGCTCTTGTAACTGAAGAACCTGTAATTGTTGAAGCAACACCAGCACCACCATTTCCAGATTGACTTCCAGAACCATTCACTCCTACCGCACCAGCACCACCTCCACCACCGCTTGGGTGTCCACCACTTTGATTAGATGAACCACCAGCATAACCTTGGTTAGCAGTACCACTACCACCTGAAAGAATTGAAGCAGAAGAAGAACCTCCACCAGAACCACCACTTCTTCCTTGTTGAGTATTTCTACCTCCCCCACCTCCTCCACCTGAAGAAGTAACTGTTGATACTCCTGAACCTGTAATTGAAGAACTACCACCATCTCCACCTTGGTTATTACTTGTTCCTGCCGAACCACCTCCGCCAACTGTCAATGTAATAACTGTTCCTTCTCCTATTGTAAGTGGTGTTTCTGCACTTCCACCACCTCCTGAAGATTCTGTTGAATATGCTGATCTATAACCACCTGCCCCACCCCCACCGCCAGTTCCAGATCCGCCTCCTCCACCTCCAGCAATAACTAAATATGAAATAGTTGTAGTTTGTGGAACTTCATTTGTAACATCATCATCTGAAAAAGGAATCCAACCTTTTGTTGCACCTGAATAAACTAATTGTACTGATTGACCAGAAGTATTGTATTCTGGATTTGGAGAAGTATATCCTTGAAAGTTTAATGAGTTTTGATTTAATGTTAATTTGTTTGTTCCCCATTTTCTTGCATAATCGGAAAAAGCTAAAACATCACCAGCAGTTGCAGAAGCTGGTAGTGTGCAAGTAATTGCATTTGATGTTGTATCTACAAAATATCCTTTATTAACTACTGCTGTAAATGTTGATGCAGTTTTAACAGAGGAATCCCAAGATAAACCAGAAGCAGG